TAACACTTCCACCAGAAGCATCTCCCACTCCAGATACTGTATAGTGAGTAGATAATAACTTAATAGTTTCAGTTCCTGTTGACGATCTAATAATTACTTCTAAATCTGTGTCTGCAAAAATCTTAAACGAATAAGTAAAAGCTGCTGTGCTACCATCACCGGATGCTGAATTTTTTACTGTTGTGCTTGATACTGTCATAACTAATTAAAACCTTTAAACTGTGTTGATGGTTTTGTAAATAAAAAATGTTGATTATAATCTTTTTCCATTCTGTTTTCAATCCTTTCTAATATACCCGGTTTTATAGTTTCCATTATCTGATAACCTATCATATAGTCAAATGCACTTTTTATATAAAATAAATTATAAAAAGGTATCATTGCTGTTACAGCATCATAAGCTGATTTACCAGCTTTACCACCTTCAAGTCTAGTTCCATGTATAATAGCCATTAAAACATCTGCTGCTGTTACAGGTATAGGTCCAGCAAGTCCACCTATAATAGCCATTTTGTCTCTAACTTCTTTGAATAACACATCACCATATATACCTAATCCACCACCTTGCAGTAAAGCAGCCATTAATGTTTTAAAATTAACATCTCCATCTTCACTTATTATTTCTCTTGGTGATCTTCCTTTTAATAAATCTTTTATAGTCATAGACATATATCCTAACATTGCAGAAGTTACCATTAAAGCAGCCATTCCTCTTACACCTCTACCTATATCTCCTTGTTTTCTACCTTTAAAATAATCCATTTCTCTACCTAAAACTTTTTGTACAATAGAAATAGGAAATGCTTTAAATTGACCAAAAAATCTTATAGCTTCTCCCCACATAGTTCCGGCTAAAGCTCCTTGTGTCATAAAACCTTTTACTCTAGCATCTGGTTCAATAACTGCGTAAAGTGATCTGTCTAATAATATTCCAGATACAGATGCTTTAAATTTTTCTTTTTCTATTCTTATTTGTCTGTCTGTCATTTTTTCTAATCCTGTAATTTTTTTTATATCAGCATCAGATATTTGATCTAACAAACCAATGTTAATAAACTCTTTACCATCATCCGCTTTTTCCATTGCAGTTTTTCTAATGACATCCCATTTAGTAGGATTAATATCATACATTGTAAACAATTCTTGTAATTGTGTATTTAATTTTTTAAATTCTAAATTTTTTTGTCTAGCAAAATAATTAGCCAAACCTAACATTGCTCCTTCTTTTAAACTATTAGTCCACCAAGAAAGTAAGTTTAATTTAAAAAATGTTCTTTGAGCTTTTGTCCAACCTTTATTTAAGTTATCACCAACTTGGTGTCTTGCAGACATATCATAAATAGTGTTGTCATTTATAAATCCTAGCATTTCAGCTATTCCTTTTTTTTGTTTTGTATTTTTAATTCTTCCTAAACTAGATAATGCTTCAAACATTCCACCTAAAAATGATCTACCTTGGTATCTTACTTCTGAACCATAAATACCAACATCAGCTAATGCAGAAATTGTTGCACCACCTAGTCTTGCCATAGATGCTAAAGTTCTTGCTATTGCCGAATATCTAGCAACACCAAAATTTTCTACAGTATAAATAGAACCATCTATAACCTTCATATACTTATCTAATTTACGAAAATTTTTTATATCTCCTACTTCTTTACCTTGTTTTTTTAATCTATCGTGTACCGCATATCTAATTTTTTCTATATTTTCTTTAGGTTTTGTGCCTAAAGCATCTATTATTCCAAGGTTTCTTCCTGCAGTTTGTAAGCCAGAAAAAAAAGATTCTTTTAAATTACCAACACCAAATTTATCATTGTAATCAAACCAATCATCTGCTGTTTTAAAATGTAATACTCTTTTAAATTTAGAACCTTTTGCTACATCTGCTGATGTTCTTGTGCCATAAGAATTAGCAACACCATCTGCAATTAAATATTTATTACCTACTAAAGAATTATAAACATCTTGCATAAACTCATCAACATTATCTGTGTTTGCAAATGTTCTGTCAGTATCTAATTTTTGCATTACGTAATTTTTCCATGCTAAAAAATTTTTATTATAATTTATATCTTTTTTTAATTTTAAAGATGGATCAGTTTCAATATTTTTTACACCTAAAATAGCTGCAGCATTTCTAATACTTGATGGATCGTGTGATTGTTTTACAATATATCCCCACAGCTTTTGAATGTTAGCTCCTCTATCATTTAATTTTTGTCTAATCATTTCAGAATAACTTTCCATAACTTCTGCTAATTTTACAATACTTGGATTAGTTTCTGTTACCGGAGGTTTTATTTTAACACCCGCTATATCTGTTTGTTCTGAACTTAATTCATACATGGTTCTTGTAACTCTTCTTTGAAGTTGTGATTCTGACATACCCTCCAAGCCTTTATCAAATAAATTATCTACACCTTCAGCTCGTAATTTTGCATTAAATCCAACAATTAATTGATTGACAGTTGCGTTTTGTTGTACAGCAGCAGAAGCTCTAGCTGAAGCAACTCTATTATTAGAACCAACTAATATTGCAGTTAAACCTTCTAATGGATTATCTGAAAATTCTGTTAAGACTAATTCTGTTAATCTTCTAATTTTAATTTCATTTTCTATAGCATTTCTTTTGTTAATTTTTTTTTGTATTTTAATTTGTTCTGATACTTCTTTAGAAATCTTATCAACATTAATTTCATCAATGTTACTTAATTTTTTTTCTGCTATAGATTGTTTAATTAAGTTTACTATCTCTTCTTTTTTAGTTCCAGCAATAGAAGATTTTTTTAATAAACTCTCTATTCTTATTAAACACTTATCTGCCATAATTATCTACCATTCCTACAATTAATAAAATCTGCTACCGCTTCATCTAGTTCTTTTTTCTTTGTATTAAGTTCGTCTAATTCTTCTGTTGCAGTTTTTAATTCTGAATCTTGTTCTCCTCTTTGAAATTTAAAATTAGCATCTTTTTGATTTGTTTTTATAGTTTCTAATTGAGCATTTAATGTATCTATTTCAATATCAGTTTGTACCTCATCTCTTGTAACGACATTTTGTTCTAAAGTATTTAATTCTATTTCATCTGATTTTAATTTTGGTTGAGTATTTGTTTCTACTGTTGGTAAATTATTTTGTGTAGTTCTTAAAACTGGATCAGCATTTACAACTGGACCTACATCTACAGATTCATCCAACATTAAATCTCCTAAAGATTTTTCTAATAATAATTTTCTAGTTCTTGGATCTGTTTTTTCTAACTTCAACATAAAGTCTGAAGTATCTCCATAATATTCTCTAAATAAAATTTGTTCGTTAGTTAGTTCTGGCTCTAACTCATCTGATTTTATTCCAGTTTCTTTTCTAACTTCATTTACTTTTGTTCTAAAATTTTTATATTTAGCAACTGTTTTAATATCTCTTAATTTACCTACACCCACATGAAGTCCACCACCAAGTATTGATCCAAAAGCAATATTAAGTAAACTGTCTGCTGCACCATAATCTGCTTGTACTCTTTTAGCAGCACTATAAACTATTGGCTCAACTAATGCTGCACCGACAGCACCTTCTACTACACCTCTTGTTAGTCTGGCAGTTCGCAAACCTTGTCTTGCAGCTAAAGCAGCAAATCTTGCCTGTCCAAATACAGGTATAAAGGAAGCTCCAATATTAATAGGGTCAAGCATACTAACAGCTAAACCTGTACCAAATTTTGCAGCACCTACATAAAATCCAGAAGAAAAAGGATTCCAAGAACCTTCTGGTCCTCTTTGAATAATACTTTGTCTTTCTCTTTCAGCTTCTTTTTTTTCAACCATAATATCAACAACTGATTGAAACTCATCTTCTTTAAAATATAATCCTAAATCTTCATATTCTTTATTTAATTCTTGTCTATCAACACGAACATCACCACCTCTAATAGATTCCATTTCAGCAGTATTTATAGACCTATGTGTTTTTGTTGCTTCTAAAGGATTGTATTCCCAGTTATCTGCAGCAATAGCACCTAAAGTTTGTCTTAAAGTTTTAGAATATCTATCGTAACCATTTTCTTGTGCTGTCTCGTCTATTTTTAATCCGAATCCTAATTGAGCCATTATTCTGTTAGTTTAAATTTATTTAAATAATTTGTTAAAGTTGTACCATTTGAATCTGCTGGATTATATTTGCCATCTGTTTTTAAAAATTTAGACATTCCACTTTTTCCACCTAAATGAGCTACAGCAACAAGACCATTTAAAGTAACTAAAACTCCATTAATTTCTGTACCTATATATTTATCTAAACCCTTGTTATTTACATAGCTAACTATATCATTAGTGTGCCAATCAAAAACTTCATCTTGTAATTCTTGACTTTCTAAAAATTCTTGTTTTGTAAAATTTTTTCCTGTTGCGTTTTTAAAATCAGTAAGTCTAGCATTACCAAATTGATATGCACCCATATAACCTTCTTGATTAACTACCATATAGTTTCCAGAACTTTCAGATTTTTTCATAGAAGTTTTAAAATTTTTATCAGCTGAAGCTAACATTATTCTTTTGTCTGTTGGTAATGCAGCTTGATCATCTTCTGTTTGAATAAAATCATTTAAATTCATATTCATTTTTATGTCAGTTCCCGGCAAGATGTAACTGTCATCATTAAAATCAAATTCTAAAAAATCACCATTAGCATTTTTAACAGGAGCAAATTCTCCATCTGGTAAAATAATACCAAATATTAAACCTTCACCATCAGATGTATTTCTCCATTCACCATTTTCTTTTACATTAATATTAAATTCGCTTTGTATATCTACTGTAAGAGTATCATCTTTCATTGATCCAAAAGCTACCGCACCCCATTGATCTACATAATGATCTTTAATTATTTCTGTTTTAGCAAGAACAATATCAACATGACTATCTAATAATTTTTTACCATCCCATATTTTAGGAATATAAAAAGTATCTTCTATTTGAAAATTATCTTTAATAAGTCCTATTGCTTTTTTTCTTGCTTTAACTTCACTAGTATCACTATCAGTAAACATTTCATTTAGTGTGTAATAAGTTAATACTTCTACAATACTATTCATTTGTTCTAAAGTTTCTGCACTATTTGCTCCAGTATTTGTTGCAACTATATCTTCAAAAAGTCTTATAGCTTTACTTGTTCTTATATCTTTTCTTAATTTATCAAATTTAACACCATTATCTTTTCCAAAGTCTTTTAGTTCTGTTCTTTTTTCTTTAGAATCAAAAGATAAAAATGCTTCTGTTATTTGTGGGTTTTGAAAATAAGATGAAAGAATAGCTGTTTCTGGCAAACCATCATTTAATAATTGTTGAAATGCTTTGTTATTTAAATCATCAAACTGTAAATCTAAACCTTGCAGCATTGCTACTCTAGTATTTTGATCACCATTTTTATAATTTAAAACAAATTGTTTTGATTGATTTGAGGTCATAACTTTTTGATTATACTTTGGTACACCTAAATCTGTTTGAATTTGAACTAAAGATGTAGCTAATTCAAATTCTAATGTATTTTTTTGATCTTCTTCTGCTGATTCAATAGCTTCTACAGCAGTTTTTATATCTTCATTTGTTTGTATAATGAAATTTACAGGGTCAGTTGATAATAATTCTTGTCTGTTATTTACAATATTATTATAATACTCTTTCTTTTTTTCACCCATAATAAAATCTACAACACCTGCTTTAACTTTAGTATCTATTTCTAACTCATACTGATCTATAGTTGTTTTTAAGTCTTTAGAATTAATTGAATTTAAAATTTTTACTTTACCAATAGTGTCATCTATTGTTTCTAATTGATTTTCCATTTTAACTACTGTTTCGGCAGGTAAAACTTCTTTAGCTAAATCCATATTAAATGGTACAGGCTCTTTACCTAAAGCCGCAGCAGCTACATAATTTTTCCAATCATTATCAATTCGTGGTGTTAAAATTGTTATAGCTTTTTGTTTTAAAGAATTTCTTTGTTCAAGAGTTAAGTTAGGTAAATAATTTTTATCATCATTTAAAGCATAAAGAGTTGTTTCTGGTTGTTGTATAACATCTTTAGAACCATCCATAAGATCAA